CTCAGACTATGTCGAAGGGATCATGGTAGAGCTGCGTACATCGATCGCTGCTCTCGCTGGATTTGTAGCCCAGTGCCACAAGCTCAACCGTGATCCAAGGATCGCAGTACGTTTGGCCTCTTTAATGGAGGTAAAGACGTACTACGGCCCACGTTTGGATCTCGGTGTCATCCTAGAAAAATGGGATGACGTGCGGAATTTGGACCAGAGTGGTCGTCCTTGGACGGACACTCTTACGGAATGGTTTGTCGGTCAATTCGAGAGGTCTTGTAAGATCGCTAAGGCCTATCTCGAAGTGATGGAGATATTTCTTGCTGGACGTGATGATATAATCTATCACCGTGAGGTGATTAGATCATTCGTCTGCAAGTTATTCGGATATGCGCTTATTGACGTGGTTGAGGATTACTGTAAGTATGAAACTTCAGTACTGCTCGCCCAGGTCATGACGACTGATGCACCCGAGGTTCCTTCTTATGTTCCTTGGTCTTCTACGCCCGGCCGCCTCTTTGGAGGTAATCTGGGACGGATCGTTGACATCCATCGCATGAAGAGGAAACCCCAGTCAGTTCAACTGATGTGGTCTCTTCATCGTGCGAAGGACGTGTGTCCTGATTTGGGACAACACAAGGTCAATGCCGCCCTGGATGAGAATAAACAACTTCTCACTGCCGATCGGCCTGAAGACGAGGATGAGGAACTGGTGGATGAGCTATGCTCACAGGTGCGTCGGACCGTAAAGGAGACGTTCCTTTACGCAGTTCGTCATGGTTGGAGTCCAAAGCGCAGGGTCATGTTACCGACCCTCTCAGCATCTTTTGAGTCTTCTCGGAAGAAGGGTGGTCAGTTTGAGGCCATCATGAGGAGCAATCCTCTTGATTGTCTTGGTCTACCATACCTTCTTGGATTTGCCCAATCTCGTTTCTCAGTCGTTCCTGTTTATGGAAACGACCCAGAGGAGGTGAGCTACCGTTTAGACGAGGGTTTAGGTGAGTGGAACTGTGAAGAAATTCCTGTCCGCCGCTGTGCGATCCTTGAACCATTCAAGGTACGTATCGTTTCGGCTGGTCTCGCCTTGCCCTACCATAGGGCGCGTTTTCATCAGCGCTCCCTGTGGTCAATGCTGGCATGTAATCCGGACTGTCGACTAGTAGGTGCACCGTTCACGGAAAGTGACGTTGATGAAGTTTGTCAGTTGCCCCGCGTGACCCGTATTCACAGTTATATGATATCGGGTGACTACAAAAGTGCAACTGACAACCTCCACCCTCGCCTTTCCGAGGCGGCGGTGCAAGAGTACTGTCGACTAGCCAATGTATCTCCGACCGAAGAACTGCTACTACTCAAGAGTCTAACTAGACACTTGATCGATGGTGAGGTTCAGCAATGGGGTCAACTTATGGGTTCGCCTGTAAGTTTCCCAATCCTGAATCTCTGCAATCTTGGTGTTACTCGTTGGGTCATGGAAAGATCTTACGGTTGCCCGGTACCCCTGGGAAGGGGTTACCTTAAGGTTAATGGGGATGATATTCTTTTCCCCTTACCTGGCAACTGTTACCATGACTGGTGTTCCACTGTTACGGCGGCTGGACTTAAACCATCTCTAGGGAAGAACTACTACAGTAGGGAATACTGTATGGTTAATTCCAAGATGTTCAAGTTGCCCTATATGTGGGACCATCCCGACTGTGAGGAGATGGCCACGTATCTTCCATATATCAATATGAATCTGATACGAGGACCCTCCAACAAAGATCAGACAGTCGACGAGTGGCTACTTGGTTCCCCTAAGCCTTTTGGTGGTTCTCGTTCACTTCGTGCGAACATGAACCTCGCTGTATCGGGTTTTGACGGTCCCCGAAGGGATCGTATCATAACGAAATCTATCCGTTATGCGAAGCCTCTCCTTGAGAAGCTTCCCCCGGTCAGTTGGTGGGCTAGTGAGAATCTAGGTGGCCTTGGTCTCCCGTTTTCTGGAGACCAACCCAAGATTGGAAAACACCATCTCATTCTAGCTAGATGGGTGGGTAGTCGGTTGGACGCGAACGATCGATCTGTTCGCGAGATCGCTGAGAGGCAAAGTTTACCACTTTATGCCTCCGCTGCCTTTGACCATATCCAGAGGATCCGAGAAGAACTCGGTTGTAAGCTTAGATTTAAGCTTCCCCAGGATCCAGTGATTGTTGGCCCCTTGGAAGATGACGATGGCAGTCTGTTCTCTCATATCGTGAGAGCTCACGCCCTTGCGGGTGTTGAGCAATCCGATCTAACAGAACATGACTACTATCGTGTCTTCTGTAGGGCCTACTGGAGGTGGAGTAAGGCGGCACAGCGTGATCTGTACTCCTGTGTTTGTCCCATGGATGCTCAACGTGCTGTTGAGGATTCGGGAAAACGCTGGAGGTACGAGCCAACCAAATGGTCCTAAGTTCCGCATTGAGTCGGTAACATCAAGAAAGGAAACCCCTCGGGGGGGCTCTTCCTTCATGTATCCTACCGCAGCTTCCCTTGTTGGACCCACACACCAGCAAGTATACTAGTAGTGAG